GGCGAGGGCGGCGAGGATATGGGCCGCGGCGGCCGCTCGACCATGTATGTGCTGGACGAGGCCGCCTTCGTGCCCAATGCCGAAAGCGTCGAGGCTGCCCTCTCAGGCAATACCGATTGCGTGATCTGGGTTTCGTCCGCCAACGGCATGGGCAATCTCTTTGCCAAGAAGCGGCACTCGATCCTGAAGCCGCACCAGATCATGCGGCTGCATTGGCGCGACGATCCGCGCAAGACGGAAGCATGGGCCGAGGCCAAGCGGGCAAGCTTTTCCGATCCGGCGACCTGGGCGAGCGAATATGACATCGACTACAGCGCCTCGGTGGAGGGCATCTGCATCTCCGCGCTGTGGATCGAAAGCGCCAGGCGCCTGGCGGAACTCGAGCCGCGGCTGAAGCCCGGCAGCGACGTCGTGCTCGGCGCCGATGTCGGCGCCGGCAAGGCGCGTTCCGTCGTCGTCACCCGGCGGGGACCGGTCGTCGAGCCGCCCGAAAGCCGCGGCGCGCCGGATACGACCGAAACCGCCTATTGGATGCTCGACATCGCCCGGCGCGCGGCGGCGCGGAAACTCAATTTCGATGCGCCCGGCGTCGGCGCCGGCGTCGCCTCGACGCTGATGCACAATCCGCTCGGCGGCCTCGACGTGCTGCCGGTCAATACCGGCACGCCGCCATCCGAAGCGCGCTGGCCGGATGGCCGCACGTCGGAAGAAATCTTCGGCAATCGCAAGGCCGAGATCTGGTGGCTCTGCCGCACCGCGCTGCAGCGCACGCATGAACATGTGCTCGCTTTGGAAGGCAAGGACGGTGGCCGCGAGCACCCGCTCGCCGACCTGCTCGCTCTGCCCTCTGGCGACCGCGAGAGCGAGCAGCTCTGCCGCGAGATGTCGCTGGTGAAATGGGAACGCAATGAAAAGGGAAAGATCGTGATCGAACGCAAGGATGCATTGCGGCGGCGCGGCATCGCCAGCCCGGATTATGCCGACGCGCTGATGCTGACCTTTGTCCAACCCGCCTATCGCTACGGCATGCTGGATGTGCTCTGATGTGGATGTTTGACCGACTGCAAAATCTCGTCAGCGGCCTCGGCACCGTCAAGGACAAGGCATCCGCCAATGGCTACGGCCTGCAGTTGATCCCGCCGGCCGAACTGATGGCCATGCACCGATCCGACTGGATGGCGCGCAAGATCGTCGACATCATCCCCGACGACATGACCCGCGAATGGCGGGAATGGAAGGCCGACGAGGCCGTGGTCGAGGCGATCGAGGCCGTCGAGCAGCATCCGCTGATCGGCCTGCAGGCCAAGGTCACCGAGGCCATGCAGATGGCCCGCCTGCGCGGCGGTGCCGCCCTTTATCTCGGTGTCCAGAGCGGCACGCCGGATGAGGAGCTCCGGCTCGAAGCCGTCGGCAAGGGGGCGCTGCGCTATGTGCACGTGCTTTCCCGCGACGAGATCGGGTATACCGAAATCAACCGCGACGTCACCTCGCCCTATCATGGCGAGCCCACCGCCTATCAGGTGAGCGGCGACGGCGTGGCGGTCAGCATCCACCCCTCCCGGATCATCCGCTTCATCGGCGCACCGATCCTCGATCCATATGCGGCAGCCAATGATTGCTGGGGCGACTCGATCCTGCAGGTGGTCTATGACGCGATCCAGAATGCGGCCTCTTCGCAGCAGCACATCGCCAGTCTGATCCCCGAGGCCAAGACCGACGTCATCTATATCCCCAACCTCTCGCAGCACCTGAAAGACGCCAGCACCACCGCGCGGCTGACCGAGCGTTTCAGCTATGCCAACACGATCAAGAGCATGTTCAACATGATCCTGCTCGAAGGCAATGGCGGCAATGGCCCGACGGCGGCCGGCGAGGCCTGGGAGCAGAAGCAGATCAATTTCGGCCAGTTCCCCGAACTCCTGCGGCAATATCTGCAGGTCGCGGCCGGTGCGGCCGATATCCCGCTCACCCGCTTCCTCGGCGACGCACCCTCCGGCCTCGGCTCGAACGGCGAAAGCAGCCTGAAAAACTACTACGACACCATCGCCGCCCGCCAGCGCAACCAGCTCGGCCCGGCGCTCCGCCGCCTCGACGAAATCCTCATCCGCTCCGCCACCGGCAGCCGCGACCCTGCGATCCATTACGAATGGGCGCCGCTCTACAGCCAGACCGAGAAGGAACGGGCGGAGGTGTTCAAGATCTATGCCGACGGCGCCCGCGTGCTGGTGGGCAGCGGACCGGGGCAGGAGATCATTCCGCGCGCGGCGGTGTCTGATGCGCTCGTCAACCGGATCGTCGAGGACGGCAATCTGCCGGGGCTGGAGGCGGCGATCGAGATGTATGGGAAAGTGGCGGAGCGGGGGGAAGGTAACAATGTCAACGGCGGAGAGCCGGAAGAAAACGGCGCCGCATTATCTGAGGCCTCCGCTGACACAAATGACAAGCCGAAGGATTGAGGCGGAAGCTTACCTTACCACCCGTTCCAACCCTTCAATCACCCAGAAGCGCTTAGCCTCGAAATGCTCGGATGACATGGGTACTGTGCCGATGTCGTAACATCCTTGAATGATTTCATCGACTTTGGAGCGTTGTTTGTCAGTCAGCTTGGCCGGATAGACGATAGCGCAGGAGCGCTCGGGTATGGCGGATCGATAGTCCGGGCCGAATTGATCCTCGAAAAGGTGAGGAATGAGCAGCCGGGAGGGGCCGAAAGTATCCTCGTTCATCAGAACACGGCAAAATAGCCGACCGTCGTCATCGCTGAATTCGTGCGAGGCACGCTCCTTGGCGGTGATGCGCCTAAGGTTTTGCAGCGCCTCCTCGCGCCAATCCACTCCGGATTTTTCCCAATAAGCTGCCAGTTCGTGGTTCACATAGGAAAGAATCTTGTTCTCGTCCATGACGCCCCATGTCAGGGAAAAGGGTAGGTCGCCAAGCGGTTCGATGAAGCCTGGCCAGTCCAAATCCAGGAAATCCATCGGCGTGATGACCGGGAACAGGTTGTGGATGCCGCGTCCGGATGGCTTACGATCCGTGCGTCGCTGTAAAGCCTCAATTCGATCAAGCGGCTGTGGCGGCCCACGGAAAAACCTGGAGGTCAAATTTTTGAACATCAGGGCAGATTAGCGACTCGCGAGCTGCGTGCAAGGGCATAGCGGATTACCTCGCAATACCGACAGTCATGTTGCCAGCGAACATACTCGGAAATCTTAAAAGACCCGCCCATCACCAACACCACCTCCTCCGGAGACCCATCATGAAATTCACCGACACAGTTTCGGTCGCCGGCACGCGGCGGCGCGAGGACGGCTATCTTGTGGCCGATGCCAGGATTGCGCGCACCGGCATCCAGTCCTATCTCGGCGGCGAGGTGGGGCGGCCGGATATGGCGCGCGTGCGCGTCTATCGGCCGGGCGCGGAAGTGTTCAGCCGCGAGACGCTGAAATCGGCCGCGCACCGGCCGGTGACCAACGACCATCCGGCCGATCTCGTCACCGCCGAGAACTGGAAGGAACATGCCGTCGGCCAGACCGGCGACGAGGTGCGCGGCGAGGGGATTTTCCTGCGCGTGCCGCTGATGGTCAGCGACATCAGTGCCATCCGCGACATCGAGGCGGGCAAGCGCGAGCTTTCCGCCGGCTATACCTGCGAGCTCGACTTCACCCCAGGCAAGACGGCCTCGGGTGAAGCCTATGACGCCATCCAGAAGAACATCCGCCTCAACCATGTGGCGATCGTCGACCGCGGGCGCGCAGGGGCCGAGGTGCGCATCGGCGACGGTGCGCCCGCTGGATGGGGGGCGGCACCCCGCGACGATGCCGGCAATGCCGAGCAACCGAACGAGACAGGTTCCATGACCTCGAAAACCGTGACCATGGATGGCCAGGCCATCGCCGTCAGCGACGCGGCGGCCGCGGCGATCGACAGGCTCAGCCTGCGGCTTGCCACCGCCGACGAGCGGATTGCCGAGCTTGCTGCGGATCATATCGCAACGCTTGCCGAACGCGACGCGGCTTTGGCTGCCAAGGACGCCGAGATCGAGGCGCTCAGGGCCGGACGGCCGGCCGCCGATCGCGACGCCGACATCAATGCCAGGGCCGAGGCGCGCGCCAATCTGATTGCCGCCGCCCGCGTCCTTGCCCGCGACATCAGGACCGATGGCCTGTCCGACGCCGAGATCCGCCGCGCCGTTGTTGCCGCCCGGCTGGGTGAGGCGGCGATTGCAGGCCGCAGCACCGCCTATATCGATGCCCGCTTCGACATTCTGACCGAAGACGCCGGCCGCGCCGCCAATGACCCGTTTGCCCGGGTCGTGGCCGGCGGCGTCCACACTCACGATAGCGCCTCCATCCGCGACCGGGCTTATGCCGGCATGGTGAGCCTGCTCGAAAACGCATGGAAGCCCGTCCCGAAAGGAGCCTGATAATGCCGACCATCCAATCCAGCTATGCCGCGCAGCACGCGCGGTGGATCGAGGGCATGGTTTTGAACCATGAGCCACACACCATCGTCTCGCGCCTCGCCGAAGATGTCGAAGGCATCGGCTTCGGCAAGGTCTGCGTCCAGGGCACCGCCGACAACCAGGTGGTGGATTCCGAAGCCGGCGCAAAATTCGTCGGCATCGCCGTGCTCGACGCCTCGCAGCCGGCCGATACCTATGCCCAATATGCCACCGTCAACGTCATGAAGAAGGGCGTGATCGTCGTTCAGGCATCCGAAGCGGTGGCCGTCGGCGATCCCGTCTATTACACGCCGGCCAGCGGCGTGCTCTCCAAGACCGCCACTTCCAACACTCTCATCGCCAATGCGACGTGGGACACCAGCACATCGGCTGCGGGTCTTGCGGCGCTGCGCCTCGGCTAACAAGGAGCGAGCCCATGACCTTCACCACGACCCAGGATGCCCAGCAGCGGGCGCTCGGCTTCCTGATCAGCCAGACCTCGCTGATCGAGCCGACCGTCTATCAGATCCGCTACCAGGACATCCAGTATTCGCAGCTGATCCCGGTCGATACCTCGGCCCCGGAATGGATCGGCTCGATCACCTATTTCTCCGTCGATGCGGTCGGCCAGGCGCAATGGTTCGGCGGCAAGGCGCAGGACGTGCCGAATATCGAGCTCGGCCGGGAAAAGTTCGAAACCTCCGTCTCGATGGCGGCGATCGGCTATTCCTACGATCTCGAAGAGCTCGGCCGCGCCCAGCAGCTGGGCATGAACCTGACCGCCGACAAGGCCGCCGCCGCCCGCCGCGTCGCCGAGGAGAAGATCGACATCGTTGCCTTCCAGGGCGATGCCGGCAAGGGCTATACCGGACTGGTCAATTCGCCGACGCCGACGGCTGCCACCGCACCCGCCGACGGCACCGGCTCGGCCACCACCTTTGTCGCGAAAACGCCCGACCAGGTGCTGCGCGACGTCAACGGCCAGCTGACCGGCATCTTCACCGGC